GCAACCAAAGCCACGGCAACCGCTATTATTAAGTAAGCCATAGTCATTCCTCGCAAATATCCTCTACTCTGATTTCACCCACAAAACGCCATCCGCAATATGGGTGCATTAAATACTGATTGTCAACTTCGGCAAGTGTAAAGCCTTGAAAAATATTCTCCGCTTTTTCGTACACTCTGTTAACCGTGAACGTGCCGGACTTCAAAAGCATTGAGTTTAGGACGCGCAAAATGTCCCTCTTCACCAATTCTTTGTTTCGCTCGTCCGTCGGCTCAATGCTGCGCATATCCACCCACACAATAAGGCTGCAATTTGCACGTACTTCGATTTTCTGACCGCGCATACAATCAAGATATTGCGGCTCGTCCACGGTAAAAAACGAATGATTGTGCAAATCCTTATCGTCGGGGCTGATTTCGATATAGTCATTTTCGGCTCGATACACATTCGGCAAATAATATTCATTGCCGTTGATTTCGTGTACAAGTCGCTCCGCAATGCCAAACGCGAAATTTAACCACGGCAAACCCGCGATTAAAGCGTCCTGAATTTCTCCGACTACGCGGTCAAGTAATTGCGGATTGCTTTTTTTGGGTGCTTCGCTCATTTGAATAATGCAAATTTTAATTCTACCATTAGCAAGGGGTAAAGCATATCCCACGCCACTTTATTACGATTTTCGACTGTCAAGCCAAATATCTCTCCGTATTTGTCATATAGTTTTTGCGCCTTTTTGTCGGTGGCCTTGAACCATACCGCCTTATTGTCTGCATACACGAAAAAAGACTTATGAAAAGCCTCTGTATCTCGCAGCGTTACGCGGTTGGTCGGCTGTCCTTTTTTCTGCTTGATGCTGATTGTGACGGGGGTGTAAGGCTGATATGACCGAATTGTAACGCCAAGCGCATTTTCGCCCTCTTTGAAAAGTTGCTCCTCGGTATTCATAGACACGATTTCCTTTTCGTTGAGGGTTATGCAATTCTGAATTAACCGCCCGCTCTCAACGTCTTGTAAGAATTTCTTTGCGCCGTCTATAAGTCCCGCTATCGTCATAATCAACATTTAAAAGCACTCGGTTTTTATGCCGAGTGCGTTAGACAAAAACCGTCGAAACAAAAAACATCCATCAAGTGATATTAACTATACAGTGCGATATTTAACGCCGCCATTGTTGCAAGTCAGACAAATGCGGTCAAGACCGTTTGTGTCAACTTCAAGGGCGTTGTAAATCTTTTTCAACTTTTGACCTAAGCCGTCGGGGTGTTTTGCATCCGTATTGCCGTCAAGTTCATACAGAATGTCAAGCCTTGACACGTTGGATTGATTACGGTTTACCCTTGTATCGGGATTCATCGCCATCGTGCGCAATGCGATATATGCCACTTGATGCTGCAAAGCGTCTGCAAACAAATTCCTTTGACTGATAATAAAATCGGTCAAATCACAGCCTACCGACACTTCACAATTAATGCCATAATTGCAGGTGTTGGTGTAGATATTTCTTTCGATATCCCACAATTCGGGATATTCCGCAAACGTCTGCAAAGCGGGAACGGCAAAGGGCGATATTTGCATAAACTTTGTAATTTGCCGCCACGTTTCAAGATTGCCGATGTTGCAAGTGCCGCACGGCTCTCGCGACCAATCTTTTGAAACGTTGATGCCTTTCATACCGTCGGGCAAGTCGTTTTGATTGTAACACAAATACCACGCGCCGCCTGCGTTGTTGCTGTCTGCAATGTAGGGAAGATAACAATCGGTAAGCGTAAACCACTGAAAACCGCCATTTGTTTTGGTAAAGTCCAAATCAAAGGTTTTAATCGGGTCGGGCTGTGAGGAATGGAAAAGATACATTTTAACCGTACCCGTTCCGCCGGTCATTTGCAGACCGATTTTTTCAATCTTCATTGTTACACCCATAGACCGCACCGGCACAATCTCAAAGCCAACAATTTTGCCGCTGTTGTTTTGCGCTGCTGCGATACGTCCCGCGCCATCAAAGAACGTGCGCCGCTCCAACAATGATTTCGTTTCGGCTGATGATTTTTTCATCGTCAACCAATTTTGAACCATTTGGGCGATGCCGTTCTTTGTAAGTTTCGTAAGGTAGTCAGTAAGGAAGTTATAAGGCTGCCAACTGCCCGAATATTGCTCCGAATAATCGCCGTGCCAATCTTCGATGGGTGGTTTCTCGCCCGTGTTCGCTGCGGTTGCATACCAAACGACACCGCCACATTGAACCTTTGCGCCCTTTGCATAAAGCGAGTTAATATTCCATTCGGGATATTGCAATTTGAAATTATCGGGGATAATCGCCTTGATGTTGTCGAGGGTGCAAAGTGGGTGCGCATCTTGAAACTTCAATCCGCTCTCGCTCTCTGTCAAGTCGGACAAATAATCGCTCGGCACGTATGACTGCTCCCATCCTACCAAATGCAAAAGCGCATCTTGTATGTCTGATAGTCTTATCATCTCGTTTTTATCTTTTGTTTCACGTGAAAATTGAAAAGGGACGCGGGCATTTGAAATTGCCTACGCCCCTCAACAAATTAGAATAACAACAAGTTAAGCGACTACGCGGGGAAGTCTGCCGCGTTGGTGACGTAAACAGGAGTTGCAAACGGTGTGTCGGTTGCAGGCGCGCTGATTTCGCCCTTCATAATCGGCTCGGGGATTTTGGTATTGTCGGTGTTGTACGCAAGGACAAAAGCCACATCAACGGAAAATCCGAAATACTCCTTGATTGCGCAAGTCAAATCGTCAGTTGCCGCGCCCGCGATTGCGGACTGGTCGCCAACGGCGGTGTAGTAGTGAGTGCCGACGCTGATGCCGAGTTCGGGGATAAATGCAACGTCAAATTCGTGACCGTTGGCGCGTCCCCTACGGTATGCCTCGCGGTCAACCCTTGTCAAGATGCCAACGTTGCCGTCCTCTACGGCGTAGAATGTGCCAATGACGCTGTTATCGTTTACAACGTTGGTCGTAAAGTGGAATACTTTACCCTGATATTCCAACTGCTTGTTGACGTCGTTGTAGAGTCCGTGCTGTGCAAGTTTCCTTGTCAGGCTGTCAATGCCAGCGTTGCCGACAATGTGAATTTGACGGCGGAAACCGTTTGCGCGCATCATCGGGTTGATGTCGCCCAAAACTTCCGTTGCCATCTGAACCGGGATTACAATCTCGTTGCCGGTGATGGTGTACTGCAAGGGGTCGGTGTAAACTTGCGACTTGTTGGCTTCGAGTGCCGCCACCGCGTCAACGTCCAAAGCGTCTGCAAAAACGCGGACGAGTTTCGCCATCTTGCGGTTGAAGTCGCGCTCGTAGGTGATTTCGTTGTTAGAGTACATCGCCGGAACCATCGTAAAGCCGCAGGCGTATGTTTTCCAAACAACGGTGTAAAGTGCGGAGGTGTTCTCTGCGTCCGAAATAACGCAGGAACGCGAATTGGCAACACTGATTGTGCCGTCGTAGTCGATTACGGGGACTTGGACGGTGTTTCCCATAGATGCAAAGGCGGCGTTTTTCAAACGGTCGTTCAAAATGCCGTTGCCCTCGTTGGACTGCTGCACAAAGAAGTCCCACGCGCCATATTCACCCATTCGCACCATATTGCGGTCGAGTTTTGTGTCCTCGATGCGCCAATTCTGCAATTTTGTTGCTATAAGGCTCATAATGTTGAACTTTTATTGGTTATGGAATAGGCTCACCCTTTGCCCGTTATCTGTCTTTTGTTGTTTCACGTGAAAATTAACGCTGCGGCAATTTCGCCACGTTGTTTTCTTTCCACGCCTTTTGCATTTCTGCATCAAATTCTGCGCTGCCGTTAATCAAACCCTTTGCAAACAATGTTTTTGCAATGGCTTCGTAAGCCTCGGTCTGTGTCGCTGCGCCGCTGATGTCAATAGTGGTATTGTTGCCACCGCCATTGTTTCCGTTTCCGCCGCTGCCGGTCTGTTTGCGTTTCGATGCCAAAACACCCATTGCGGACAGTTCTTTTGTTACGATGTCGGCAACCGTGATAGGCTGCAAACCGTTGTCCTGATTGCGTAGGATTGCGCCGTCTTTGTCTTTAAACACAATCGCCTTGCCGCCGTTGCCATCGTCCACGCTATCGGGGTTGCTTTCCTTAACTTTCGCCAAAACGGTGTTTTTTGCCATCGCCATCAAAGTAGGCGTTAATCCATCTTTGAATTTCACACCACCCAAAGCGTTTGCAACCTCGCTTTCGATTTTCACGTGAAACACGTCTTTTGCAAATTTATCTTTTGCGCCGTCGTATTCCGTTTTGAGGTCGTTGAATTGCTTAGTAATTGCGGCAAGGTCTTTTTCGGCTTGCTGCAATTTGGATTTTGTTTCGGTGTCTTGGCTGCCGTCTGCAATAGCCTTTTGCAATTTGGCATTTGCGGCTGTCAGTTCCTCAACTTGTTTTGTCGCTGCCGTTGCCTTAGCGCGTACCTCGTTGGCGGCTCTCTCCATATAGAGATATGTTTTTTCGTCGCCATTGCGCTTGACGCCCGTGGACTTTTCGATGATGCTGTCAAGATTGCGGTAAACCTCGCCAAACTTATCACCAATTACTTTGTCCTCGTCTGCCTTTGACAATTCGGCAATTTTGGCGGCTTGCTCCTCGGTGATGCCATCAACCGCCTTGATGTTTTCGATAGTTAACATTTCTTACCCTTTGAAATTGTTGTTACTCTGATTTCTTTTTTGTGCCTTGCACTTTCGGCAAGTTTTCGGCAAGTGCCTTTTCAACTGCGGCATTGATGCGCTCCTGCATCTCCGCCTCTTTCTCGGCGATTTTCTTTGCCACGATTGCGTCAATCTCGGCTTGCCTTGCTGCCCTCTGTACGGTCGTGCCTTTCGCTTTCAACTCATCAAGATAGGCGGTCGGGTCGTAAAGTACCGTGATTGTGTAGCCTTGTTTCTCCCAACTCTCGCGCAATGCGTGGAATGTCTTTGCGCCAAACTTCTGCAACTTCGGGCGACTGATGCGCTTTCCGTTTTTCGGGTCAAAGGTCGGGATTTCCATCGTCACGTGCCAAAGGTGTTTCTCCTTGTCGGGAACGATGTAATTGTCTTTTGTTACGGCGGTGATTTCCACGTCTTTCTTTCCGCCGTCATCTGTCTTTACAAACATAGTTGTTATTCCTTTTAGTTAATGTATGTTGTTAGTGTGTCTTTTATACGCTTTATTTTGTCGGCATAGTTTAATGCCGTGCCAAATTCCACGATGTTAAGATTTTCGCGCTCAAACCGCTTTATCAAGTTGGTAAAGTTTAGTTTGAGTTTCAAATCCTCGTCCGATACTACGCCCACCGCGTGTAAATCCGTCACCTCTTTTGCCGTCAAATGACGATACGGCTCTAATTCGTGCAATATCATCATTCTTTGCAACTCGGCGGGATTGTGGCGAAATTCCGTCTCCAAAATTTGTTGCTGCAAAGCGTCCAATTCGCTTTCAGATGCTCCACTCTCTTTTGCAACCTTGTAACGCTCGCGCAATGTTGCTGCATCGAAAATAAAAAACTCCGTGCCGTAATTGACCGATGCCGAAACAAAAGCATCGCCGTATCTTAATCTGCATACGGTTGCATCAACAAATGTTTGCGCCTTTTCAAATTGTTTTTTTACATTGTTCAAGGCGTTTATCTGACTTTGAAACGATGCTAATACTTGCTGCTCGTTGATGGCTGTTTTGGTCTGCGCGTCCTCGGTGTAACCGCAAACGGCGTTGATGATTTCGCGCTCCAATCGTCCAATCTCCGAAACGTTATAATCCAAACTGTCTTTATCAACCGTCAACATTTGGACGGGGTTTCGCAAATCGGGCTGCCCCTCGGTCGGGATGGGGATTTCAACGAACGAACCGACACCCACAATGCGCTTGTCGCCACACTTCGGGCAACGGCACATAAGACCGTTTGCATCGAACTTATAAAAGCCTTGTTTGTCTTTCAAAAATCCGCCGTCGCAATAATCGCCGTTTTCCGCGTTGGTAAAGTCACACGCTTGCTCATAGCCACTGTAAATAGGGTATGATGCGTATAAATCCAAATGCCTTTTTGATAGCGTGAAAAACAAATACCAATCAAGCGCGTCAAGTTCTTTTGTCAGTGGGGACGCTTTAACGTCCGGCTCGCTGATGCTGATAGGCTCTGTGACAAAGAACATCGCGGGAACATATCCCAAATTGTGCGCCGATTGCGATATTAACTCGCCAAGGCTCTCGCGGTCGTTAACATAGACGCTGTATGTATCTGCATCAATCACCGTGAATGTTGCGCCGCCGTCAGACTTGATGATGATAAAATCAAAATCCTTGCCGCTCTTGCCGTATGCCGCTACGTCAGAAATTGACAGCCAATAGAAATATGGCTCGGGCTGCTCGGTCGTTTGCTCTTTCGGCAAGTCAACTATCAATACGCTGTTTGGTTCGGTCTTGTAAAAGTCCCATCCCAACGTCTGCCATATTTCAGGCTCTTTTAATTTGTCGTGCCTATACCACTGCCAATCGTCCAAAGTTTCAGACGATTTAAATTGGTAATTGAACACGGGATTTCTTCCGTCAAAAATTCGGGATAGTTTGTCAAAACATTTTGCCGTAACCTCGTTTGTTTTGAGGGGATAACGGAATAATGTTTTAAATAACTTCAATTTGTCGTGCGGCAATATGTTTGACACAAACGCCATAAAGTCCGCAAACGGCTGTGATAGGTTAGCCGTCAGCTCCGTCTGGGCGTGAAATTTCAGACGGTTTTGATGCGCTATCGCCTTTATTACCGTCTTTCTTCCCCACCCCTCTTTTAGTGCGTTTTGTAGTATGTCGAATAATACTGCCATTTTCAAATCTGTATTCCGAATTTTCGGGCAACCGCCACGCGGAGTTCCTAAATCCCAAAAGTCGCTCCGCGTGTGTTACCTCAAAATCTTGTGCGCTGCCACTTGCCGAAACAAGTGTGATGCGCGTTGTTTTTGCTGCCATTACGATTCCGAACTTGCACCGCCGCAAAGGTCGGTGAGGGGATTGAATGTCGTTACCTTAAAGATTTTCAAATCGTCGGAGTAGTTCGGCAAGAATGACCACTGAATGGCGTTTGTGTCGGGGTTGTCGATGCCGCCGTGAACTTTGTCGCCAACGAAAAACGCCCTGATGGGAATAGGGTAGATGTAATCGTTGTTGTCGCTGTCGGTGATGCCCAAGGCCTCAACGTTGCCGTTTTCGTCAATAAGGTAAACGCCAAGGTTGCCCACTTCGCTCTCGCACTGCAAAGTTTTGAGGACTTTTGCCACTGCCTGCGGAATGTTCCTCAAACTGCCCGTAAATGCGGATGGCTCTCTGCCGATGATTTCCTCAACTCCGCCAAGGCTGTCGTTGCCGCCGCCAAATGTGCGCGGTGCACCGGTCTCTTGTGTCGGGCTGTAAATGTAAGGGCTGATGATTATCTTCGTAGAGTCGGCGGCTGTCATTCGTGCCTGCCATTTGGCGATGTCGTCAATCTCGGTAAATCCCGATGTTGACGAAAATTTGTTCTTTTTGCCATCGTCGGCGGTCAGTCGCTGAAATGCTACTTTTTGAATTTGCCCGAAACGCTCGGGACACTTGACGCAAGGAACGTCAGGGAGCGATGCGTTAGCCGGACACGGACAAGTTATCATAATAAAAAACGTTTTAAATTACTGATTACGTGCTTTTCGACTGACCCTTTGCCGATGTTGCCGCAAAAATAAAAAATGTTTCGCGTGAAACAAAATTTTTTTGTAACTTTTTCACGTGAAACACAAAAAATTACATTCTTTGTACATATTGCGCTTTTTGTGTGCAAAAAAAACGTCTTTATGTACACAAAAAACCGTGCCACCATTGGGCGACACGGCGAAATACTAACTAAAAATCTAAATCAAAAGTAAAGATGTGTCAAGTCTATCAATAAAATCTAAAACAAAAATTATGGACTTAATTCGATGCAAAAATAATAAAAACAATTACTTCTGCAAAATTTTTAATGTTAATTTTCCTATTATGATAAACGGCAACCATACAATGAATAAGGCAACGATAATCAACGCCGCCATTATTCTACATACATATTTGAATATCTTTTTCCTCATTTCGTCAAGTATTGCGCACAAATCACGCCCTTACGTGGTCTATATTTCGAAAATTCAACGGTGCGGAAAATTTCTTTTCTGTTACACCATCTCGCCATATCCTTTTGCCATTGCGGGGGTTGCCGCTTGCCGTCGAAATCCAAATAAGGCTGCGCGAATGGCGACATCGTTAATTTCTCATATCTTCGTATTGCATTAATGCGATTTATGCACTCATTTATGTCGTCTGTTAAAAGTACGTTTATAAAAATTTTGCCTTTATATCCGTACTGATGCAACAAATCACAAGCGCGGAATAGGTGCGGTAATTGTACCGATGTGTCGCAAGCGAAGCGAATGTATTTCAACCATTTGACCTTTACCAACATTTTTGCAACGTCAGATGTAACCAAACGACAGTCCATATCTTGATTAAAATCCACCGACAAATTAAGATTGATGATTTTTTCAATCTGACACAATCCATAATCCGATGCCAAAATATTGTTATCCATCAAGATTATTTTATTGCGTCGCTCAATCGCGATTTCCTCAATATCCATATAAGGCTGCAAAACACCCTCTTTCTTAGGTACGATACACCATTTGCAATTCCTGATGCAACCGCGCGTCAAAAATCCAAACGCGGTTCTATCATCAACGATGTTTGGATAAATTGAATAATCGGGTTGCAAGGTGTCTATTTCGGTCGGCAGTTTTTTGTCATAAAGTCTGTAACCCGTGCCGCCTCGCTCCACCTTATCGGCATTACTGATGCACTGCAAAAAATCGGGCGTGAATGTAAAGACCTTTGACAAATAGACATAATCATAATGCGCAAACGGTGTGTACCATTCCACGTTCGCGCCTTGATTTTTCCAATACCTTGATAATTTCATTAATGCAAGGTTCGGGAAATTATGCCCATCAACATCAATTAGTCCGATTTTCATATCTTACAGCCTCCGCCACCATTTGCAGCGTTTCTGATGTCAACAACGTTTGCGGTGTGCATCTTAGCAACCGCCACCCCAACACCGCCGCCGCGTTGTATTTCTCCATATCTTTAAGGAAACCCGATGCCCGATTGTGCCGTCCATCAATCCACGCGCCGCCCTCTACTTCGATGGCGATTTTGTGTGACGGAATGGCATAATCGAAACGCCATTTTCTCTTTGGGTGGAATTGATACTCTGTTACAACGTCCGCGCCGCAATAGCCTTTGCACAACTTTACAAATATATTCATTATGCCGCAATTTTAATTATCATACCCAACTTTTCTGCCTTACTCTCCATCTTTGCGCTGCGCCTTGTTTCACGTGTAACATAGACAGCCATTCCCGCCCTGCCCGGTATCTCATAACCTTTGCGTTTTAGGTAATTTCTAAGGCTGCAAAGTTTTTTGTTTTTGTCAGGGTCGAGGTGTCGGCGAAAATGGAATTTTGTTTGGGTGGGTAGTCCCCAATTCAGGCGTACCTCGTCCGCGTCCCTCGTTTTTCGCCACGATGCCTTTCGCTTGGCGTTGATTACAGCCAATTGCGCGGGTGTCTTGCCACTCAATGACCATTTGCCCTTTTTAAAGCATCTTTCGGGATTTCTGTTTTGGTTGGCTTGCTGTCTGCGACGCTCCTTTGCCGCCTCGTCCTCGGCTGCGATTGCCGCCTTGCCCGCCATTGATGCCGCCATCTGCATCTTCGCCATAAATTGCCGTGTTTTCTTTAATCCCAATTCGCGTGCAATACGATGAAGTGTAGAATGGCTCAATCCTAAACGTTCACGAATAACATCGTTTTTGGTGTGCTTAAAGTGTTTCTTTAACCACTTTATTTGCGGCTCTGATAGCGTTATTTTCTCGAATTTCATAAGTCGTAAAGTTTTCTGATTTCTGCCTGAACCTCGGACGGCAAGTCCTTGATGCGCTCGCGCCTTTTATCGGGGTCTTTCATTCTGTTAAACGCCCTTTTGATGCTTAGTATCGTTTTGCTGATGTCAGCATCTTGACGCTCGGCGTTTATCTCTTTCCTGATGTCGGGAAGTCCTTTTGGCTCGTCCTCTATCAATTTCGTGACCTCACGAAATTGGTCTTGTGTCGGCTCTTCATTTTCAAACGGTGTCATTTTGTCACGGTTTGCGGCATTGTCGGCACGGTCTTTTTGATACAAAAAACATTTGTGCCAATAGACGGCATCGTGTCCCTCAACCTCGTTGCCGTTATCGTCTGCATCTTCATTGCGCTTAATGGCAAAGGCGACAATCAAGGTGTAAGCGGTGTAAATGCCAAAATACACCGCCACAATCATTTTGAAGTTTGCGCCGTGGTCGGCAAAGTGCAAGAACACCGCCGCGCCGTCCAATATCGCAAAACAGACTATTGCAAAAAGGCTCTGCATTTTGAAAATTGACAGCGTGGATATTAGGCTGTAAGTAACGGCGAAAACAACCATCATCCACGATTGCCACGTTGCCAACTCTAACGATGCCGCCAACATCAAATTTGCATTTGTATAAAGCAAATTTGCACAAAGTGCCGCCAAAATTATTTTGAGTATCATTCCTAAAATAATTTAAATTCGATTGTCTGTGTCGTTGCCTTGATGTCTTTAACATCCTTTGCGATGTCATTAACCTTGCCGTCAAGTGTGCGCACTTCCGCCTTGATGCTGTCCGTGTTTGCCTTTGTTTCGCGTGAAACTTTCCAGACCTTTGCAACGTCGGCGCGTACACTGTCGATCCGTGCGTTTATTTCCTCAATGCGCTTGTCAAAATGCGCCCGCGTCACTTCATCGCCGCCAATCACCATATTGACGACGACGGCGATTATTACGGCGGCAATGATTGTTAATATTGTTTTCATTGTTTTAGTTTATTAAATTTTCCATTCCATAAATCCCAAAAAACATTTTTACTTGCCCTTTTGTGCAAAGGTTGATGGCTTGATATAATGCCGTTTCAGAGTTAAAAATGGACACTTGCCAAATACCATAACCCATAAATGTCGCCTCTATCTCTATTTTTCCGTAACTTTTTTTGTAGGTTACATTTTTATTTAGGAGCTGAAATTTATTAGTAACAAGCCATTCCGCGCTAATAGGCGTTACATCTTCATAAGACGCTAATTTTTGCAGCCAGTCCGCAAGTTGCTGATGTTCTTTGCCGCACTCGTCGCATTTGACGGCGGCGACATCTTGACAGTGTTTTATTGCCTCTTTCAGTGTCATTTTTGCCTCCTCTGTATGGTGTTCAACATTTCGGCATATTGCTTTTTGATTTCCTCGACAAGTGCCGCCTTGTCGGGATAACTTTTAGCCAAAATCAAATTGACTCTATACTCGGTCAACTTGATTTTGTTTTCTTTACAAATCAAATCAACATCCGCCACCGTGAATTTGTTTTGGTTGTTTGATTGTACCGTCTGCATCGTTGTTTCGGTCGGTGTTGCAAGCCATTGCCACACCTTTG